ATTTAAAATTAACTATATAATATATTTATATGACTGACCAGGAAATGCGTGTTATGAAAAGAGATGGCAAATTTGAAGATATTTCTTTTGATAAAATATTAAACCGTGTTAAAAATCTGGGGAACAATATGGAACCAAAGCTTAAACTAAATTATAGTCAATTCGTCATGGACGTTATTGAGCAGCTATATCCTGATATATCGACTACAAAAATTGACGAGCTTACGGCTGAGCAATGTGCCTCTATGTGCACGAAGCATCCTGATTATGGAAGTTTGGCCAACAGAATTATCGTGTCTAATAATCATAAAAATACTCTGGCTTCGTTTTCCGACACGATGGAGCTTCTTTACGAGTTCAAAGATATTCACGATAAACACATTCCTATTATAGACGCAAATGTATGGACTATTATAAAGAAAAATAAAGATTTTTTTGATAATCTTGTTGATTATAATCGCGATTTTGAAATTGACTATTTTGGATTTAAGACGTTGGAGCGAGCCTATCTGATGCGAGTTGATAAAAAGGTTGTTGAGCGCCCCCAACATATGTGGCTTCGCGTATCCATTGGAATTCATTTTGACGATCTGGATGCTGTGAAAGAAACATACGATCTAATGTCTCAAAAATATTTCACCCACGCCACCCCCACGCTGTATAATGCCGGAACTCCGCGCCCCCAACTGAGTTCATGCTATCTCCTATCAATGGAAGACGATAGTATTGAGGGGATTTACAACACTCTCAAAGAATGTGCCAACATTTCAAAGTGGGCTGGCGGGATCGGACTGCATATTCACAACGTTCGCGCAACAGGAACTCACATTCGCGGAACAAACGGAACATCCAATGGTATCGTCCCTATGTTACAGGTCTTCAATAAGACTGCCAGGTATGTTGACCAGGGCGGTGGAAAGCGGAACGGGTCATTCGCGATTTATATGGAGCCATGGCACAGCGACATTGAGGACTTTCTTGACCTAAAGAAAAATCACGGCGACGAGGAGATGCGCGCGCGCGATTTGTTTTACGCGCTCTGGATTCCAAATCTCTTTATGGAAAAGGTAGAGCAAGACTCTGAATGGTGTCTATTTTGTCCGGACAAGTGTCCAGGACTATCCGATTGTTATGGCGAAGAATTCAACGCACTCTATAACAAGTATGAATCAGATGGTAAAATGAACAAGCGCGTAAAGGCGCGAGATATATGGTATAAGATTTTGGATTCGCAGATGGAAACCGGAACCCCGTATCTATTGTATAAGGATGCCGCTAACGAAAAAAGCAACCAGAAGAATCTCGGGGTAATCAAATCTAGTAATCTTTGTACCGAAATTATTGAGTATAGCAATGACGAGGAGACCGCCGTTTGCAATCTTGCGAGCATTGGACTGAGCAAATATGTGAACGACGACAAAACCTTTAACTATGAGCATCTTCATAGCGTAACGAAGGTGGTGACCTCTAATCTAAATAAGATTATTGATGTAAACTTCTACCCTACGGAGAAAACACGACGCAGCAATTTGCTTCATCGCCCTATTGGTATCGGCGTACAGGGATTGGCCGATGTATTTGCTATGATGGATATTCCGTATCATAGCGCAGAGGCAATTAGCGTGAATAAATTAATTTTTGAGACAATCTATCACGCCGCACTAGAACGATCTAATGAAATCGCAATATCTAGAAAAGATGACCTAACTACTGTTATGGATATGAACAAATACGATGACAAATACAATATTGATATTTTTGAAACAACCGAAAAGGATTGTCGCACATACAAAAGTAATCTGTCTGTGAAGATAAATGAAATAGTAAACAAAGTGAAGCCGATTAGAGCAGAACTTGATATTAAAGATAAGAATGTTATCGGATCATACTCGTCCTTTGTTGGATCGCCCGCATCAAAGGGAATTTTACAATTCGATATGTGGAATGTTACTCCATCTGAGCGATACGATTGGGCGACGCTTAAAAAGAGTATTCAGGACCACGGTATTCGCAACTCGCTTCTACTAGCACCAATGCCAACCGCGTCAACATCGCAGATTTTGGGAAACAACGAATGTTTTGAACCGTATACTAGCAATATTTACACTAGAAGAACCCTTGCTGGGGATTACGTGGTGGCGAACAAGCATTTGATGAAGGAGTTGGTAGAATTGGACCTATGGACAGAGGACCTAAAAAATAACATCATCTTGAATAAGGGAAGTATTCAGCATATTGACGGTATTCCAGACAATATTAAAGAAAAATATAAGATTGTATGGGAGATCCCTATGAAACACCTTATCGATATGTCGGTTGATCGTGGCGCGTTCATTTGCCAGTCTCAGAGTCTCAATCTCTGGCAGGAAGACCCCAGCTATAAGTCTTTAACCGCGATGCACTTTTACGGATGGAAAAAAGGTCTCAAAACAGGCCTATACTATCTTAGGAGGAAACCACGCCATCAACCACAGCAGTTCACTATTGACCCAACTAAAATTCCGCACGAGGAAGAAGTGTGCGAGACATGCTCCGCCTAAGTAGTTCTTTTTTTAACGTTAAAAAATATTTATTTAAATTGCTCGCGCTACCTATAATTAGTAAGTTTGTTTCTGTATACGCATATTTTTCGTATACACAAACTAAGTACAATATAGATTATATAATTTTCTGATGATACCGCATCCTTTAGTAACAACATCCTCTTCGTTTACGAGAACATAATAACATCTAAGACAAATGAGAACGTCCGACATTGAATCGTGTGTATTTTTTGGTGCGAATTCAAAGAGATGCGTATGCAATTCAGTAAGCGTGGGAAATTTATGAAATATTTTACCAGAAGCACTTTCTTTTTCTATTTTACATACCTTGATAGAATTTCTCATCGTACAGTATTCTTTAATTCCGTAACCATTTCCATAAGAGAAATACTGCTCAATACCCAATCGGTTTGATTCCGCCATAATCATTTGCTTATCAAATGAAATATTGTGTGCGATAACCCAATCCGCCTCTTGCAACGCATTGTTGAAATTATGAATTGCCTCTGCGATTGGAATGCCTTTGCGCATACTGGTGGAGCGCGTAATTCCGTGCATCTCAATACTCTTCGCTGAGATATGAACGTCCTCGTCTAGTTTAATGATATCATCTACACAAGAACACGTTTTATTTAGCTCCGTATCGTATAGAATATAACTGAGCTGGATGATATGCGGCCATTTATCAACATCATTTACTGATATATTGCGACCGGCAGGCAGTCCAGTTGTCTCGGTATCAAATACAAGGAGTTTCATTTTGAGGTTAGTTACATAATATATTGAATATTCAATTTTTTATAAAATTAAAAATAAATACATACTACTGTAGCAATCTCAATAATATCGTCTATATATTTAGAGTAAACTGAGGACAAGTAATATAATATACGGGGTCATTATTTGTATCCGAAAAACTATTTCTGTATGTATTCCAATACCCGTCGTTTCTAGAAAGATGTGGTATATCTAGACCTCCAATTATAGTATTACTGTTATCAAGTATATTTAAATTAACAAATGAATTCACCTCATTCAGCATCTCAAATGTCATATTAATATTAGATTTCGGAGGTGTGCCGAAAATAGATTCGTCTGTTACGGTGTTTCTATTATCGCCGGAATTACGCTCGTTTATCATATTACAGGTGTATTTTATTGTATCGCAGGGATAATGCTTATGTATAGCAACAAAATCCAGTTCCTCATAATTTACATATTCGGTGCGGCGATTATGCCTTTCATACTCAGTTAATCGCTTGGATAACATATCGGCTGTTATCATTATGTTAGGATGAAACGTTGAATCGCGGCGCGGTAGTCTAACAATCAGAACATCTAATGACTCATTGTATTTGATTTGCTTCTTGAACCACGATGATGACAAGAACTGTCCGTGTAATTTTCCATTATTTGAATGTAATACAAATGCCTTGTTCAGGAAAGACACCCACTCACCATTACTAATTCTACACATTAGATAATAATTACATCCACAATGAACACGATTTGTGTTCATAACAATACTATCCATTGTAATTGTTTTGTTTTCAAAAATAGTATTTAATACTTTTCCATTTTAAATATTTATAATTTTTAAATATTTCTATAATTTTTAAATATTTCTATAATATTCTAGAAATTTCTACATATACCGAAAGATTTACGATGAAACTCAGTAATACCATGCGCGTTTATTCCGTCAATATGTGCCTTTGTCCCGTAACCCTTATTTTTCAGAATGGAATATTTCTCGTCCAGACTAGGATTTTCTAGACAAAGCGATTCAATGTATAGATCGCGTTCTGTTTTAGCCAGAATGGAGGCGGCAGCAATGGAAGAATACTTATTGTCGCCACCCGTAATACACGTATGTGATATGTTGGCTATTCCTTTCATATCACTATATTGGGTGTAGCGTTTGAAATTACTACCATCAACCAATAAGTGGTATGATTTGAAATTATTTATATCAAGACCGTCTAAATTACGAATTGCCGAATGCATCGCCTTATAAGTTGCCTGTAAAATGTTGATACTGTCTATTTCTTTCTCCGTTGAATAAGCTACGCTCCACGCAATGGCATTTTCCTTTATATAATTCGCCGCTTCGGTAATCTTCTTATGCGAAGTAAATTTCTTACTGTCTTTCATCAAATGATGGTGGAAATCATCTGTTTTTGGCAATATTACCGCCGCACTGTAAACGCGCCCTAACATTGGACCGCGTCCAGCCTCATCTACGCCTATTTCCAAGATATCGTCGTCGTTATAATATTTCTCCAATACTATTGGTATTTTTTTACCGGCAGCCATTATTGTGATATGATATTATTATACATAAATAATACTTCAATTTTAATTTAACAATATTATTAATTTTTTCCATACATAATCTATATGGCAAAGATTAACAAATTATTAATGTTTTTAATAATTTTGGGGGCTCTTATGTTAGCTAATTGTTTAGGAGGTTCAATGCGTGAAGGGTTAGATAGTTCTCCAGACGCGAGTGAGGGTAGCTCAACCACGGCCAATACTGTTGCCACTGCGTCAGAGTCAACTACATTGAAGGGTGGCATTGAATATGGAACTCTCCTAGAAACAGGAGCGGAACAGATGGAAGATTCTGAGAATATGAATGACAATAGTGTGATTCCTCCAGGCGATAATGACTTATATATGCTTAAATCGCAAATGGTTCCGCCAGTTTGCCCTGCGTGTCCCACCGTTCAGGCCTGCCCAAGACAAGAAAAATGTCCTCCGTGTCCTCCATGTGCCAGATGCCCCGAGCCTTCATTTGAGTGCAAGAAAGTCCCCAATTACACGTCAAATAATGATGGCAGCCTTCCAAGACCTATCTTAGCCGACTTTAGTCAGTTTGGTATGTAATTTTATTTTATTAATATGATAACGGTATCTTATTAATAAACATTTGTAACTATTATATTCTATTTACGCAGAATACATTTTTTATCAATATTCATAGTTTTACATTTTGTGTCGTGTGGTACTATATTAATAACACATTTTGATTTCTTACCGTATAATGGTTGGGTACAACCACTCTCTTTCTTACGCGTCTTTGTTGTTTTTAGCATTTTAGGATTATTAATTAAACATCTTGCCCTGAAATGTTCATACCTTTCTCTAACATCTCCATAACTAAGTCCAGATTTTTTACCCAACATTTTATTTATGGTTTCGTGTAAACTATACACATAACGGGAAAATGTATTTCGGTCCTTCATATCACTGCTCTTAAGAGGATTAGTTTTGAAGTTCCTTTTTAAATTTTCACGACAATGCCGACAAGGCAAAACATTCTGGAGATTTAGTATGAAATTCTTATAATGTTGCTTATCATCCTTTGTCGGTTTTACGGGGTAGTTAAAACTCATTGTGTGTAAATAGTGCCACATACTCGGACCCCAAACGGCAGTCAACATTCCATCACCACTAGAGAATTCGTTTTTCTTATATTTACGGGTTTTGTTCTTTACCATTATAATATGATAAGAAAACTATTATATCCAAAATATAACTTCCTATCTCCGTTTTACAATATCAACCAATTTATTATTTGTATCATTGTGATATTGTGTTGTTTTATATCCACGAACAATCATAATTCTTTGGTAATACATTATATCATTTACATAATTTGACTTATTTATCTCAATATAGTTTCCCTCTCGTGATAGAAATAGCATTATACTAATTGTAAAATATTCTTTAAACTTTATACGTAAAACTATTGCTTTAATTCGTTAATATATATTCTATTATTATTCTATAATATATATAATGGCTCAAATTCTATCGAAATCATCATTATCTAAGATATTATCTAGCAAACATTTTCTTATTGTATTAGCGTGCGCTATTCTTTTCATTTGTGTTGCTATATACGTATACTTTGTACATATTCGCCCTAAATTTAGCAATCAATACGCGGCTAATAAAGAATACATTGAAGACACTGGCAGTGAAGATAATTATGCGGATTTGTATTTTTTCTACACTTCTTGGTGCCCTCACTGTAAAACCGCATTTCCTATATGGAATGCTCTTAAGCAGGAGATCGGTGATTCAGGTGTTAATGGAACAAAGATAAAGTTCATTGAGATTGACTGTGATAAGGAGACAGCTGTTGCAGAGAAATTTAAAGTGGAAGGATATCCAACGATAAAACTTGTGAATAAGAAACAAATTATTGAATATGACGCCAAACCAGATTTAGATACGCTCAAAATATTCCTTGAAAAATCGCTTTAGAATTTATATCATATGATTATTTGAAATATCAGAATTATTTCCAATTATCGGTTCCTGTGATGGTAAGCATATATTTTCGTTGCCGGTTATAATCTTACCCTGAGTGTATATATCGGCTTTTTCTACACCAGCATTTATCAGTTCCTCTCTATAATCTTGTGACTCAATCGTGTCTATCCAGCACTGAAATCCTTTAATTATATCTATATCGCATTTTACTAGATTACTAATTTCCATAGTTTCTGACCGAATTTCACGATTTATCTTCTTGAACAATATTATAAAATAATCGAATAATGTAGAATCATCGCGAAGATTATTTGTTGTGGTTGTTGCCCATGAGTTAAAAGCTAATATCTCTTTTTCATCGCATTGGTTATTATTGTAACAGTCAACAATTGGAAAATTATTTAATATCCCACCATCGACATAACAGTTACCGTCTTCAATAACGGGACAAAATATGAAAGGATATGCGGTACTCATAGAAATACCCTTAATCACCGACAAATCAGGATGTGTTTTGTGAGAAATATCAACGTTGCTCATTTGCTCACCGTTAAGATTTGTAGCAAAGATATGTATATCTATTTTATTATATTCATATAACTCTTTGAATGTTGTATCTACATTCAATCCTTTGGCCTCTAGTAAAGGCAATATTGCCTCTGTTATAAAAGTTTGATTGATCACGCCCTTTGTATGGTAGGCATTTATTACCGTAAACGGTTCTATATTTAAAATGTTATTCCACGGACGTTTGATAAGATAGTCGTCAACTACATCCCAGTCATATCCTAGAGAGATTACAATACCAATATACGCACCGATAGAGGTGCCGTATATACTTTCAATATTCTTAAGATTCCAGTATACATCGTTCAATTGTTTTGCTGCACCATACAAGACAAGGCCGGCAGGACCACCTCCACTAAAAACTAAATGTTTTATAGTCATTAGATAGTAATCTATTTATTTATTTAATAGTATTATTATTATTAATAGTATTATTATTAATAGTATTAATTGTAATCTTTTTTTCTGTAATAATGTTAATTATGGAGACAATATTTACATTAGGAGATGAGACTGATGATAATTTACAGATTAACCTTGATGACCTATATGAGAAGAAAAAACAACATGATTTGAATACACTTTCAATATACAACAAGATTTTAGCAAGAATACACAACAAAATTAATGTAACGTCAAGACAGCATACCACAAATCAGCATTGTTGGTATCTTATACCAGAAATGATGATAGGTGTCCCGAGATACGACCACGGCGCATGTATTGCATTCTGTATAGATAAGCTAAAAGATAATGGGTTTATATTAAGATACACACATCCTAATCTTCTATTGATATCATGGAAGCACTGGATTCCTCATTACGTGAGAAACGAAGTGAAGAAAAAAACAGGCGTCAATATTGATGGATATGGTAACAAACTAATTAAAAAGGATAAACAGGACGATACTAATCCGAATTCATTCATTTTGAATTCAACCAATAATATTCCTATTGGAGGTAATAAAAAAGAATATAAGGAAATTAAATCATACAAACCAACCGGTAATCTTATATACAATCATGATTTACTCAAACGCATTGAGGATAAATCTAAGAACAAATAATTTATTTATATTTATAATAAATTATTTATCTACCCATAAACGCGTTCATAAATGTTGGTTTATCATCCACCTTCTTTTCTTGGTTGCCATTTCTATTACCTATTATTCCATCAAATATAGATTTGTCTTCGGGTTTTTTTTTGTCCGCGTCAACATTTTGGTTCGCATCAACCTTTTTGTCTGCGTCAACCTTTTTGTCTTGATTCTCAACATTATCACCTCGTCTCATTATTCTATCAAATATTGATTTCTCTTCATCCCCCTTTTCTTTGTTAACAGGCTCTTTATTATCGCCATCGTCGTTACCATCATTATCCTTCTCCTTATTTTTAGATATATCGTCATCTTTCGTCATCTCGTTATTTTCGCCACGTTCCTTCTCGCCGCGTTCCTTCTCGTCACGTTCCTTTTCGTAACGTTCCTTCTCGCCACGTTCCTTTTCGTAACGTTCCTTCTCGCCGCGTTCCTTTTCGTAACGTTCCTTCTCGCCGCGTTCCTTCTCGTAACGTTCTTTTTTTTCTATTTCATTGTGTTCGAGTCTCGCCCTTGCTATTTGCTCTCGGTGAATCGGTAAATTATTAATTCTCTCAATTGTAGTGTCGCTTATCTGTTTTTCAACTATCGCTTCGAATATCTCAAGTCCCTTTAGGAAATCCTTTTCACAAGTTATATACAAATTCATAATTATTCTTCGCGATTCTTCTACTACATTTTGCAGTGTTGTTTCGGTTAACGTTGGGTTTATCATAATCACTTTTTTATCCTTCTTGGTTTCGTCGGTAATATTTACAAATACAAACAATTTATCTATAACAGAAAGAAGTTTGTCCTGATTTTTCTTGGTATTATCCATCATTTTCTTTACATGGTTCGCATAGTCTCCATATAATTTATCCTTCAGCTCGCCCTTGTATTTTTTAAGATACTCCCCGTCTTCACCGTCTGAGCAACCCTTTTTCTTATGATGCTCGCGCAACTTTATATCGCTGAATTTCTTTATTTTTTTAGAATCAAACGGCTCGCTATTATCAGAAAACGCCTTGTAGAATATTTCCAAATCGCGCTTATACTTATTTTTCATAGAATCGCTCATTCCAATATACCCTCCTTTATCATAATCATATTTATCGTTGTATAATTTCTCTAACTCAACCATACCAGGTTCATCAAGCAAAGTAGCATTAGTTTTATCAGCATTCATATTACAATAATCCGGATTTACAATAACCTCCTTATTATTAATATCATAATTATTATTATTTACTAGAGTATCTAATCGCTTGCTGCATAAACTTATGGTGTTCATTTTCATATCTGCATCCTCTGGTAATTTATGTTTATCCATCAAGCTTGTTTCTCCTGCGTTTCCCATGTTATCAACATATGATATTGTTGGATTGATAGTCTTTAAAATAGACGCAAATACGTGTGCTATCTTTACATAGAATCTAGCTATACCAACACACAGACGCCTTTTCTGTGTTTCGTTCTTAACATCTAATTTAGGAATCTTATTTTTTTTAAGATATATTACCTTGTCTTTAGTCATTTCATCTACAACATTACCATCTTTAATGTGCTGTGAAAGATATTCAACGTCCAGATCATTCAAATTTTCTTCAATAATGCGAGACGTCAATATTACTAAATTATTACAATACTTCACATCGCCTAGATTTTCCATGTCTTTAAAATTACTAGTAAATATATAATCCGAAGCAATGTGATTGACTATTTTATGAATATTACTCAAATCACTTTTATCTTGCTGTGTGGATATATCATTTCCCATTATGTAAATTATATATAAAATAAAATTGAATTAGAAATATATTAGTATATTTAAAATCATTATGAATGAAAAAACTAAGAAAATTAAAAAAAAGATAAATAAGAAGGAACTGTGGAATAGCTTTACTACCGAAATCGTAGATAAGGATATTGAATGTCTTTACACTTCGGGCAAGCAACGCGAAATATGCGACTGTTGTGAGAGTGTTCTTATGGTTAGCGAGGAAGGATTTTTAAATTGTACAAACAAGCTGTGCGGTGTTATTTACAAGGATATGCTTGATCATAGTGCGGAGTGGAGATACTATGGAGCCGATGATAGTAATGTAGGAGATCCTACTAGGGCAGGTCCGCCAATTAATCCGCTGTTGCGAGAGTCCTCTTTTGGTTGTAAAGTCATATGTAACTCGAACGCTACATATGAAATGAGAAAGATTAAGCGATATTCTGAGTGGCAGTCTATGCCATATAAGGAAAAATCACAATACGATGAATTTCAGCGAATTACTATTTTAGCAAGTCAAAGCGGCATCCCTAAACTAATTATTGACGATGCGATGCGATATCATAAATTAATATCAGACACAAAGACCTTTAGAGGACTTAATCGTGATGGTATTATTGCGGCATCAATCTACATAGCGTCGCGTCTGAATTCGTATCCTCGCACTGTTAAGGAGATAGCCACTATATTCAATTTGGATAACACAAGCGCGACGCGCGGATGTAAGAATGCTATTTCAATCATCAACGAGTCAGAGACCGAACTTCACAATGACGCAAAAACACTTCTGTGTAAGACAACCCCGCTCTCTTTCATAGAGAGATACTGTAGCAAACTAAATATCAATCTTGAACTCACCAAGTTATGTAGTTTCATCGCAATACGCATTCAAAACAATAATCTCATTCCTGAAAATACACCTCATTCTATTGCGGCTGGGATTGTATACTTTGTTGCTCAAGAGTGCAATTTAAATGTATCTAAACAGAATATAAACACAATTAGTGCGATAAGCGAAGTTACCATCAATAAATGTTATAAAAAACTCCTTACAATGAAAGACAGTTTGATTCCGTCAATAATCTTGAATAAATATGCTAATGGATAAAACTCATCCGATATATTAAACAGTAATGTTATAAATTTATAGTTATATTTTTGTATTTTTCATATTATAATATAATAAATGTCTGCTCCAAAGAAGATATTTATAGTTCCATACAGAAATCGTGTTACGCATCGTTCGCGATTCTTAGAGCGAATGACGGACTATCTAAAATATGAGAGTGATTGGGAAATATATTTCGCACACCAATGTGACGAGCGACCGTTCAATCGCGGAGCAATGAAAAATATTGGATTTTTGGCAATGAAAAGGAAATATCCTGCTGAATATGGAGATATCACATTTATTTTTCACGACGTGGATACATGGCCAACTGAAAATGGAATTATAAAATATGATACGATTGATGGCGTAGTGGAACATTATTTTGGATACATATTTGCACTGGGTGGTATGTTCGCAATCAAGGGGAAGGATTTTGACAAGACAAAGGGCTTTTCTAATTTTTGGGGCTGGGGACTCGAAGACAATATTATTCAGGATAGGTGTATTGCTGCTGGGCTTTCAATAGACAGAACAGGATTCTTTCCGATAACAGATAAAAAAAACATTCACAGAGAGGACGATGGTTCAATGAGACTTATATCGAAGGCAGATTCGTCGGTATATAAGTATGATAAACCAGATAATATGGACGATATTAAAGGGTTGAAATTCACAATTGATAGTGATATGATTAATATTACCGGATTTGAAGTAAATATGCGGATTGAAGATCAGGATTTTTATTTGAGGGATAACAGCAAACAAGGAACAAAACTGAAAATACCTATTGGTTACAAGCGGAAAAACTGGTCAATGAATAAGATTATAATGTGAATTATTTACTCATATTAACCATCATTTTACATTATTTTTATTTTAATACTTTATTTATAATTCATATTAAATACATTTCTAAACTTACAGTTAATATGGATTTTGTATTACCCACATCGTGGACGCCGCGCCTCAATACTGATATTAGAAAGCCAGATGTCGTTGAATTTCATAATACTATCTCAAAATGGTTATATAACCCACGCGAGTCGTTCTATAAAATCAGCAACGGAGTTCGGTTGAGCGAATATAATTTGTATAATTCTCCGCACACAATCCCATCGGAGTCTGCGCCAGGCAATATTGTTCTTATCCAACAGTTTTATCTGCCAGACGACGAAGAACGGCGCGAGGAATTAAAATTGGCTCTTCGGTGCAACTGCCATAATAACGCAATTGACCGCATCGTTCTGCTCAACGAGAGGATTTACACCGAGGAGGAGCTAGGTGTTACGAACAGCAAGGTGGAGCAAATCAATATTTCAAAGCGACTAACCTATAAGGACGTATTTGAATATTCAAATAATCTAGAAGAGGACTTGTACATCGTTCTCTCTAACGGCGATATTTTTTTTGATGCTGGAATTGAGCGGGTTAGAGAGAGCGGGCTTGTAACAGAGCGCAAGGCATTTGCGCTTCTGCGTCACGAATATAATAGCATTCGGTTGAAAGAGTGCAAACTCTTCGGTCCTCGTTGCGAGAGCCAGGACACGTGGATTTGGAATTCAAAATGGAAAATTTCACCCGAACTATTAAAAATATTCAATATTGAGATGGGACTGCCTGGTTGCGACAATAAAATAATATACCTGCTTAATCTCTCTGGATTTATTTGTCACAACGAACCAGAGTGGATAAAATGCTACCACAATCACAATACCGCTATAAGAGGCTACGCTGGAAAGAACGAACGCGCAAGCGGTCCATATTGCGGTATCTTTCCGGTGACGAGCGAGTCGGGCGATGAGTTTGAAAAAGGCGTATTTAATCCTATCATTGAAAATGCGAATCTGCGAGAATACGTTACTGACAAAGTATCGTCAAATACTCCATTCATAATTCCAAGAATGGCCGGTATTGAAAATGAACTCACTGCGATTGGTGCTGTGGTCATTCAGAAGCAGGAGGTTAATAAAGAGCAAATAGAGAAAATCCAGAAGATTGCTCCAACTATGAAAAATAATGCGGGTATCAAAATTACGGATATAAATACGGTGTGTGCCTACACACAGGCCTATTTAGCGGCGTTCCAACAATGCGAACGCTATTTCTGGTGGGCTCCGTGGGGAAACGTGAGCGTTCACATTCCGCATTCGTGGGATTTCATCGTCAACAACTTTACCGGTCCAAAATTCGACGCGCTGACGCTGGACGTATACAGCCACATTCAGAACGACCCGTGGACCCTCGCTCTCAAAGGGAAACGCATCCTTATCATCAGCAGTTTCATTGAGAGCATCCAAGAGAAAATAGACATCAGAGAGAAAATATATGGAATGGACCTCTTTCCTGAGTGCGAATTTGTATTTCTCAAACCACCACAGACTCACGGCTCCAATGATTCCCGCGAGTTTAACTTGGAATTTGCCGAATTTGTGAAAAGAATTGACGACATCAAGGATACGTTTGATGTAGCACTATGTTCGTGTGGCGGCTACGGGAATCCTATTTGCGGAGCCATATATGGTATGGGTAAATCGGCTATATATGTAGGAGGCGTGCTCCAGATGTATTTCGGAATATACGGCGACCGCTGGATGCGAGAGCGCCCAGACGTTTTACGGGCATACATGAACGAACACTGGTCCCGACCAAAAGAAACAGAAAAACCAACTAATCATAAACAAATAGAGAACAATTGCTATTGGTAGAAAGTTTAATAAATATAAATCATTTATTTTAAATGTAAATAATTTATATTATGAATAATCCACCTCCCCAATGGAATGATGAAACACATTCATATGATTATTGGGTTTTATTATTGCGACAAGGTTACGTAAATGGAAATGTATTTACACAACCATACAATAATTGGAGAGCTGATTATCAGACATTAAATGATAATTATTACTCTTTTCTAGGTACATTTCTCGCTAATATCAATGATTACAAAATATTATCCGACTCAACTATGGATAAATTTCATTTTGCATTAAGATATAATAAGAATAACGTTAATGATAATTGGATTATAAATTCTTTTTCACATGACTCTGCGACAGATACCAAAGGATGGAATGGTTGGTATCAAAGCAATAGTCCAAATACTGGTTCTAGAAGTGGTTATTCTCTGGATACTCAAAGCGGTTGGAATGAAAATACCAATATTGAACATGAGTGGATTGGTATGGCGACGGGTGGAGGTGTTGGATATAATAATGGTTATGGTGCTAAAGGTGGGTCTGGTTTTATAATTTTTCGTTATAAATAATTTCACTTATTTAAATTAAATTATTTATTTTTTAATACATTAACTTCGCTTTCCAATATATTTACGCGATTTTGTAATTCGTGTATTCCTTCAATTAAAACAGCGACGATATTGTCATACCTAACCGCTTTAAAATTCTGTAGGCCCTCCTTTATGACCTCGGGTAGCACCTCTTCAATCTCCTGTGCTATTACACCAATCACTCCCTTACTCAAATACAAATTGTTATTCAAGTCGTGAGTTGTGCTATTCCAATTAAATCTAACACCTCTCATACTATCTAATATTTCAGATGCGTTGTCTATCGTTCTTATGTTTGTTTTTAAGCGTCTGTCTGATGACGAATAAAACGAAATCACATCGTCGGTAGCTCTTACTTTACCAGTAACATCTATCGTGTTTGTAAAGGTTGTTCCCGCGGAACTCGTATATTCACCTATTCTATCAAACGAAGCGTCTGAGACAAATAGTCCCTCCCTTTTACAAACCTATTCTCTATATCTTATATAAACTTATTTTTTCTTATTTGTTTTTCTAACTTTTAATTACATGGACTATTCCCTGTAATTGGGACTATGGGTTATTAATATCTCTTATTTCTACGCATAAATATTATCAGGAGATATTTTGGTTATTTCAACATTTAAATATAGATTTAAATTTGATTCATTACGAGTGTCGTTAAAGTCCCTACCGTTTACGTCTAATTTATTTCTAACTTGTATCCTATATCCTATTGGTAAATATAAATAATCCTCAAAGTGTAGGTTTCCATGCGCCCCATCGCTGGTATTACGAGAATATATCCAACTAAAAAAACTATAATTTTCATTTTCAAAATAATCTGTTACCAAATTGTCGCTTATATCAAATAAAACTAAATAAATAGCAAACGCCAGTCTATCGTTATAATTAATTGATTGTAAATTACCTGAAACTTTTATTTTATATGTTCCTGCTGATGAAAAATATATTATTCCATCGCTATGAGTTGAGAATGCTCCACCTGATCTTCTTGTGGTGTCTAATTGATTTTGACGATTACCATTACCCCAAAGGTCATTTGTTACAGAAGCCTTATTAAAAGTATATGTCGTTATTTGTGGTATGTAATGGAGAGTGCTTGTGACATACAATGTCCCTGTTACTTTTACCTTATATCCATTCTGGAATGACCCACCAATATTAAAATTGCCACCTTGGGTCATTGTAAGAGCAGTTGCAGGATTTGTACCATCAGTATAATTTAATATTTCCATACCTCCAATATTAGATGTGTGATTCGATACTTTCCCTACAATAGAACACAAAGTGTTTATAACGCCATCGTCATCATTTTGAAAATCTATTTGTGCTTGTCGTGAACCGGTGCTTCCATTTCTTTTACCTATTATTCTCATTGAAGTATCTCCTCCACTAGTAGGGCGTTGTATTATTAATTGAGGAGTATTATCCATATTTATTACAACCTGATTGTCTATGGTGGATACATTTGAACTCGCAGTAATACCTTCAATATTTGTATTTATGGTTGAGACTGCCGATGTAGTGTTGTTAATTTGAGTTTGAATGTCACTCGTTACAGAAGCTAAATAACCAAATTCTGTATTACTAACGTTACCGTTGCCACCGATTAGAGTTGCTGATAGTCTATCTGAGGAGGTTATCTCATCTTGTTTGTTACCGATTTGA